GCTAAAGTTTTTGGAACTCCATTCTCTACTCCAATATTCATATAAACCAATCCAGATTTTCTTGCTTCATCTAAAAACTTCTCATTCATTTTTTTATGAGTTCTAAAATAACCACCGTATCTTATTTTTGGTAATTCTCCCTTGTCAATTAAGTCATTCAATACATCAACAAATTTTTTATAATTACTTATTGAACCATTTATCAATGAATCTGTAAACCAAAAATTTTCAACTCCATATTCTTTATTTAATTTTGTTATATCTTCAATTAACTTTTCAGGACTTCTGTATCTATACAATCGAGTCTCACTACAAAAAGTACATTTAAAAGTACATCCTCTCGAACCTTGAATTGGTACTGTCAACTTTGGGCCAAAATCTGATGTTTTATCTTCTTTTCTAATTTCAGTATAACCTTTTAAAACTTCTTCACTCCAAGTTGGTGTACTTAAAGTATTCAAATTCATTATCTGTAAATTGCCAGTATAAACTGGGGTTCTACCACTACGACCTGGTAGTAATGCCGTTGCAAATGATGGTCTTAACTTATCCCACTTCCAAATTCCACTTGTATTTTCATAACTTCCAGTTTCTATTAAATCAGTTGCTAAATCTACAATGGTTTTCTCTCCTTCATTTGTACCACAACCTATGTCAATAAATTCTCTATACTTTCCTTTTCCTGGAATATCTCCATATCCTTCCTGTGTTTGGAATTTTTTAGAACTTTCAACTAACCCACCATTTTCACCATACCAACAAAATGGACCACCATACCATATATGTATATTGGGATTAATTTGTCTTAAATAACGAGCAAGATAATCTGTTGTCATGATGTTTGATGAATATGTAGTAAAACTAACTACATCATATTCCGATAATTCTTTTATTATATCAAACCAAAATTCTTGAAACAATGGAACAATTTCTTCCCAAAAAACTTGTTTTGTACTCCAGGGATTATCTTGTGTCCATTTTTTGAAATACTCTTTATGATTATTTTTTAAATACAATGAACTCATCATATTAATATCATATTGAGTTGAATTAAAACCTGCCTCCGTTAAGGCTGTATTTAAACTACCTAATGCAAATGAAGGTGTTGCTATAGACCATTGTGGACAAATACATAATGCTATTTTTAAATCTTCTTTTTTCATCACACAAAAGTATCTCCTACAGCCCAAGTAACTAAAGAATATCTATGTCCATTTGTAATTGGTTTTACTTCATGTCCATAAAATGATGGAAATATTAAAGCCCTGCCCTTTCTTGATTCAATGTGTGTACCATCGAAAAACTTAAATTCACCACCTTGATAATCCACTCCCTCATTACTTAAAAATATAATTATAGTTAACTTAACTACAGTAAAAGGATCAATGGGATGGAAATCTGAATGTGGTGTATACCAGTCCTCTCCATCATATCTATGCCCCATAAGTTTATTTTTATATATACCTGAAATATTATATTTGAAAGATGTCGTGTTGGCTATTTCAATCAAACTCCAAATTTTATCTAAATATTTTTGTTCTTCAATATCAGCAATGTTTAACTTACAAATCTCATCGTCCATCATTGGTTGTTCTTCAACAATAGAATACGAACCTACTTTTGGTTTTGCATTATTATCAATATATTTTCGTACTTCATTACATTCATCTTCAGTAAAGAAATTATCTCTTGTTAACCACCATCTAAATGATGGATTTTTTTTAAGAGTATCTATATCTATTGGTTTATACAAAAGTATTTCCTATTATAAATTCTTGTAATGAATATCTAACACCACTTGTAACTGGTGTAACTCTGTGAAATAACAATGGACAAAATATTAATAATGTTCCTTTTTCTTTTGGCATTTCATAAAATTCTAAAGTCTTTGGGTCTTGTATTGCTAATTGTGTAGAACCACCTTCATATTCGCTTGGAGCTGATAATTGAAGTATTGTAACTAATTTTCTTCTTGAACTCTTACCATTATTAAAATCTGAATGCCATGTGTAAAAATTATCTGATTTATATTCAATCAATTTTATATTATTTTCTGGTTCTTGTATATGAAGATTCCAAGATAAATGATTACACATCTTAGCCGCAATAAATAATTTCTGTTGTAATGAACTATAATCCCCTACAACATAATCTCTCATATCTTTGTGTAAATACCATTCTGTAACATCTCTAAAATCTGTATTGTGATCATCACCAAAGTGGTCATCTAAACAACCTTGTTCACTTTTTTCGGTATTCTTTATTCTTTCAACCAACTCATCACACTCATCATTTGTGAGAAAATCTGGTTTACTCATATACCACTGCCAATTATTATTCTGATTCATCTATCCATCCTTTTAAATAATCTGCAAAAATTCTATGTCCTTTTTCATTTGGATGTCCATTTTCACAAAAAACCTCATCTAAACTATTTTTATCTTGTGTTATAACCTCATAAAAAGCTTTGTCTGTAAAATTATTAATATTTAAATCTTTTTGTGTTTTACCAAATGAAAAAAATAATATGTGTTCTACTCCAAGTGATTGTAAAAATGCCTGAAATAAAATTATATCATACATTTCCCAATCATATTTAGAACGACTTTCAGCAGTAAATCCTACAATAAATATCGTTTCATTAAGAAGTTTTTGATTCTTATAAATCCACTTCATAGTATTAACTATGATTGTCTCATTACTACAACCACATATTGCCAAATTTATTTCTTTTAAATTTAATTCATCTGATAATAAATGACTAAATCTCGATTTCTTTTTAAATTTAAGTTCATCTCCCTCAACCCAACTACAACCATTCACATATAGAATTTTTTTATTTAAAACCATTACTTTATATTAAAGTTATTTATTATGCACTAAGTAACCCTCAGCATAATAATTATGTGTTCCATCTACTTCAAAATTATATACAGTAACCTGTTCATCACTCAACTCAATAGTTTCAATAGTATGTTCCAATCCATCTACATGAAGTATTTTATCACCAATTGATAAATCACCAGCCTCTACCCACTTACCATCAATATAAAATGGATGAACAGAAGTAGTTTTAATATTTCCATTTAAAATCATATAATATCTATCAGTATGTACATATGTTTTTGTTACTTTAGAATCAACAACTGAACTTGTTCCTACATCAAATGATTTAACAATATCACCTATCTCTACCTCTTCAATAGATTTTACTCCTTCATGCATTTGAATTTGAGTTCCACCAACGAAACATGGTGGTAAATTATGAACAAGAATGTCTGAACCAAAGTATGTATCAATCTCTTCAACATCTAAGGAATAAAAAGTAGTTTTTTCATTTACTAACGATATACTATCTATATTAATTTCCTCTTCAGAACTACTTAAAATTTTCATTCCAGTCTCAACATATTCAGGCATTTTAAAACTATACTCTGAACCTGATTTTATAAAAAGTGATGCCCCAGTTCCTATTTTATATGAACTATTAATAAGATAATATTTATCTAATTCATCACTACTAAATCCAGTTACAACTGAACTTGTAAGTTCAGCATTTTCTATAGATGAAGTTGTCCAACTCCACATATTACTTAATTGAAATGGGCCTGCTGTATCTTCTGGTTGTCCAGGAATATTATAAGATTGTACAATATCTCCAATTTGAATATCTTCAATATCTTTACTACTACCATCATGCATTCTAATTGGTGTTCCCGTTATAAAAGTATCAGGGTTATGTGCATAACTTATTTTATACTGATTACTACCACTAACAACTGGTGTTTTTCTACATGAGTATCCTCTTAAATCAGATGAATCTGAAGTTAAGTAAACACTTGAAGCAGTTGTGTGTAAAACCAACCCTCGAATAACATCTGTTTGTAATGAACCTACAAGTGTATCTGGAACAATATATTCTTCCACTACATATCCTAAATCAACATAATCTGAAAGTGAACCCGTAGTAGCATCATTCAAATCAAAAAAGTAATTACCCCTTTTTAAATCTGCATTGGGTATTTTCACCACAACATCTGGAACACCTGCTCCATTACTAAAATCTGCTGGTAAATCTGTATATTTTCTTGGTTGATAACTATACAATCCAGAAGAGCTTACATAATTATTAAAATAATATTTATTTCCAGAATAAGTACAGATTGAATTATTAGTATCAAATGCAATTTTCATCACAAAAACATTTGAATCAGATGAAGAAATTTCTGGGATAACAACTGGATATGGGTCTACTAATATTTTCTCATATTCTATATCAGCAGAAGATACACTTGAACTCAAATGTGTTAAAAATCCATCTTGTGGTTTTGCTCCAACTTCAGTATTATCACAAACAACACAAAGTTTATTATAACCACCACTACCTAAAAAAGTATTTAATGCATCAAAATCTACCCAATTAGTATCTATATTTCTCATTCGTAAATGAGTATTTATTTCTGCTAAATATATATCACCATCGTGTGCCATCCAATCATACATACCCAAAATACCCTCATTGGTTTGCTCACCAATCCAATGTTCACTTTGAGTAAAAAGATTAGCAACTTCTAAACTTTTGTCTCGTAAAGAACCACTATATATTGTTGAATCATAATTTGCCATAATTTATATCCTTAATTTGGAAGTTTGTATACACTTATAAATATCATATTCCTTTTATTTCTGTAAAAATATTTTCTTTCATAACTGATAATGCTGGTGTATTCCAATCTTCTAATTTAATTGATGCGTAATTATACCCTTGTTTAACGATTTCATTACATCTCAACCATACTAAATCACTTCCCAATCCTTTGTTTCTATATTCTGGCATTATATAACGATTACATAAATAAGGATATTTTCTATTCCAATCTATAAAACACCAACCACACTCAGTTAAATAAAATGTCCAATTGTCTTTTAATCTTTGTTTTAATTCCGTTAAATCCCATTGTTTCCAAGGCCGTCCAAATGAATCTTTGAAGTTATCTAACTCTTCTGATACTACTTGTATCTGTTCTGAATGAATATCATTGTAGTTTGTAAACTCTTGATACTTTTGAACTTCTTTTGGTTCGTAATTACTTAAATCTATCTTGTAATACAAAATTATGTATCACTATCTAAATCTAAACCAGTTCCTTGTAACATTGTCTTTGGAACTTTTCCACAATTTCCACAACTATAAACATCAATCGGTACTAATGCTTCTTTTCCTGTTGGTGATACAATTGCTGATAATCTTTTTATTATCGTGGATTGTATAAACAACACATTATTACATTCAGGATCATCACACCGTACGGTATCTGCTTTCGATAAATCTACCTGTGGTTGTGCTTGTCGTGGCTGTTGGAACTGTCTTTGTGGTTTTGTACTCATTTTAACTCCTTTATATTTGTTTCTTTATATCATTAATAACTTTATTGATACTTATCTTTTTGTAAATCTTATTTATCTCTTCCTGAAACTGATAAATAAACTTATTTCTATAATATAAATATGATTCACCAGATTTTACCAATATTTTATCCAAATCTTGTTCTGTAAAAAAGTTTGGTTTCCAATCATCATAGAATTTTCTTTCATAAAAATATTTTTCAATGTTATTTCTCATTGTCCAATAATCAAGTTGATAGGCCGTTAACTCTGAATTATTAATATATGCTTCAGAACTATCATGTAATGTTTGTGTCATACTACCATCAAAAACTCTTGGTTTTTCTAATCTATGTATATGAGTAAAATTTGTTTTATCATTATATTTTATAACACAATTATTCTTCACAGCTTTAACTATTATAGCCTGCTCTTCTTGTGGTTGAATTCCAATTCCACCTAAATCATTATAAATTTTAGCTCTAAATGTTTTAGGCCAAAATTCAGTACCATCGTCTACCCTGTACAATAAATTTTTATCTAAACTAACCCCTTCATCTTTTTTAATTCCCCACACTATGTCAAAATTATTATAATACCATTTTCCCAACAATCCGTTCATAGTTTCTATTTCATTTATATAAGGTTTTAACTTTGAAATATCAATTACACTCTCTAAACTTGTAAAATTATAAGTATCACAGTTCGTTACTAATATATCTAACCTATCTTCACCCAAACCTATTGGATTTAATTGANNTGGATTTTCATATTTAGATGGATTTTTGAAAGTTTTTAATACTTCTTCAACATAATGATTTTCAAATACATTATCTGCACCAAAGAATGCAACTATTCCATCATTAAAATCATCATACTTACTCCATCTATGTAATGCAACATCTATTCCAAATTTTGCAGCTAAGGCTGCACCTTGTATTTCATTGGGAAATTTTACATTTATTAAATGTATATTATCATATTTGTATTTATCTAATTTTTCTTTAACTACTATTTCAGTATTATCTAATTCTTCTTCTATTGAACAATTATTTACAATTAATACTTCAAATTCATAAGGTGAAGTTGTTTGATTAATAAGTGATTCTACACAATCACCTATAAAACTCTCTTCTCTATACGCAATTATAATTAGTTGATATTTTACAAAATCATATCTTTCCTGAGTTCCGAAGGGCGCAGGTAGAGCGTTATTAACTAAACTTTTATATTCTTGTTTATACTCTGGTGGAATTTCTTTTAAATAGTCGTACATAATATATCTTTATAATTACTAACTCTATTAAAATTATCCACTTCGCCTATACAACCATCACAAACATCTCCATTATCTCTTATTTCAGAATATCTAAATGGTGATACACAAAATCCTTTTCTCATTTTATTTTTCCAATTACCTCAACGAACATAGCCATAATATTAATCTCTTTATCCACTACTATAGCATCACTTTGTTGATATTGACTTAATGTTAAAATACATTCTGCAACATGACCTCTACCCCAATCATCTACTGTGTCAAATAGTAATCTAAATAAATCACTAAAGTCTGTTATTTTGGAATCTGCCAATACTTGTCTAATGTTTTTAAACGAATTCTTTTTATCTTGTGTTTTTAAAATATCTAATACTTGGTTCTTGTAGTCATTCTGTATTGCCATTCCCTCATCAATAACAAGTTTACCATTTACAACTTGTCGTTGTATAGAATTTATAACTCTTCTTATATCTGGATAACCACCATTAACTATCGTTACAATGTCATCTACTGTTGCATCCACCTTTTCATTCTGTAAAATATTTGAAACATGAAGTGCAACTTGTTTCCTATCTGGTGGTATAATTTGAAAAGATTGACATCTCGATTGAATTGGGTCTATAACTCTCTCTACGAAATTGCAGGTTAGAATGAATCTACAATGTTTACTAAATGTTTCCATCAAGTTACGAAGTGCTGCCTGTGCATTTGGTGTGATGTAATCACACTCATCTAAAATGATAATCTTCATCTCTGCAAACCCAAGTGTTGAGGCAAAGTTCTTTACTTTATCTCTAACTATCTCTACACTATTCTCATCTGATGCATTAATATATAGATAATCACAATCTATATTATTAACAAGTAGTTTTGCGAGAGTGGTCTTACCTGTACCAGCTCTTCCGTACAGTAAAAGATGTGGTAAGTCGCCACTCTCCAGATAAACCTTAACCTTACTCTTTAGATGTTCATTTCCAATGTAAGTGTCAAGGTTTGAAGGCCGATATCTTTCCGTCCAAAGTGAATTTTTAATTTCATCCATTATAATTTTTTCCAAATCCAAATTGGTTCACAAAATCTTTTATCTTTGGTTTCTTCTGCCTTCTTAATCGTAGAGCCATGAAACCTTTCATCTGATGCTCTTGCCATTCCTGCTCCACCACTATTTGGTCGTTTAGCCATTTCCATTCCAATACAACCTTGATACTCTGAATCACTAAATGTTGATAAAAAATCATTCATAGGATTACAAATCTCTACCATATTTCTTTGTGTTCCAGTTCTAGCAAATACATCAGCAATATTCACTAATAAATATCCACCACTCTTAATAGAAACCCATAAATTTTCAATAGTTTTCTGTAAAAAGTTTTTATTCCAATCATCTATTTCTTTATATCGTACCCAACTTTGAGTATCTTCATAACTATATCGTTCAACTGAAAAATATGGTGGTGATGTGAATACGGTATCAAATATATTTTCATACTCTTTGAAATCCACATCCTCTGCGGGGGATTCAATAAATTCACAATCCTTATCGACTTCAAAAAACATATTTCTATGTTTTTCATAGAACTCTTTTTGTTCTCTGTAGATAGGATGGTTTTCTTTTCTTGGATCTATTCCAAGATAATACTTACCACTTTCACTACCATAGAATCCTGCTAATCTATCACCCCAACCTGCACTAAAATCAAGTATATTTTGACTACCTAACTTATCGTATAGTACTTTTGCCACATTTGGTTTAAACTGTGAACAAATGTACTTTCTCAAACTTATCATAACTCTAAGAGCACCCTTATTTATTTTGGGAAGTTTTAAAGTATATGCGGCACCCATTAATGTAGTCATAAACTTATAACTACCCCAAGTTCTAATTGGTCCTGGTGCTATTGTTCCATCCACACTCCATCGATTTTCTTGTTGAAAGTAATTACTTGAAGCGTTACCTGTATTGATTCGTTTAAAGTATTGTTGTTTACCTTCGAATGTTAAATCATAACGATACTTTGTACCCTCTCGTGCAAACCACTCACCATCTACCAATAAATCATTATGTCTCATACCTTTAAGTTTCTGTAACTCTTTGTATGCTCCATTTTCTGAAATGTTCATGTATGGTGGTGGATATGTCATTGCAACTTTTGCAAGACTTTCTCGTACATCTTGTTTTTCAAAGGTGTTCTTTATGTATTCCCATTCTTTCTCTTCTATTGAAAGATAAGGCTCCATATCATAGAACTTATCAAAGTAAGATAGGTACATTAGCTAACTTGTTGTGTTGCTACCAAATAATATTCTGATTTGTATTCATCCACATTAAAGTTTATTTTACTCAAACCTGATTCACTAATCTTTAGAGAAGCACCTGTACACTCTTTATTTGCACTCAATATATTTGAAAACATATTAGCATTAAATGAGATTGGTTCAATTTCTGTATATTCTTCAACTTCAACTGGAATTGTAATACGATTACTTGCAACATTACTATAACCTATAACAACACTAACCTTTCCATCTTTTGTTATTATTGTAAAAGATTCACTATCTGTAAGAGCACCCTTACCCATAATGAATGTATTTATAAAGTAAGAATTTACTTTAATATCTAAATCAAATTCACTTGGTAAGTTTTTCAACGCTGGTGGTGTTGGTATTACACTTAAATCACTTAACATATACTTTGAAGTAGTATTATATTTAGTGTCTTTCATGTCAATACTAATAAACTTATCACCCGAAGATGTTAATTTAAACTCTACATCATCACTTAAAACTGATAATAATGCTAAAAGTTGTGGTGTATTATAGACTCCTAATTCTGATGCATCTACTCCAGAGAATTTATCTACTACTACCGAACCAACTACTGATTTATCACCTGAGATAAACCTTGTTGATAGTTTTGTTCCATCACTAACCCACTTAACCGATTTTATTTCTCCGCCAAGTGCATATTTGTTAATATACCTAATTAGTTGTGTTTTATTCATAACCGTTTGTTCCTTATGTATGTTATTGTTCCTATATATACATATATATAAGATTGTTCAAAATCAAAAAAATCTTTCAATACTTTGTTGTTTATCAACTACTGCTTCCCATCCCATGCTTTCATAGAACATACCGAGTTTTTTACTCATAGCCTGTTCGAACATTCTACTACTATCTATCTTATTTTTAATTAATTCTAATATTTCTTTTGGGTCTTCATAACCTTTATAAGCTATGGTATCAAATCCAAACTCATTATCTTTTAAATACACCCATTTAATCTTTGTTCCGTTGGATATCTTTTCATATTTTCTACCCTCATACCAATAATCCAATAATGAATTATAATTTATGGCTGATTTAACATGAACTGGCGCACCCTTTTTATATTTACTGAATGATGACTCTTCATCTTTAGAAATATACTTACCAATACCCTTTACACCGATAGGATTTGCCATTACATCATAAGATAGATTGTGCATATTTCTTTTGAATATTGATATTCTCTCATCAATTTTTTCTTTTGGTACTTTTGCCAATATATCTTCTAAAACTTTACTTAATAAGTCTTTCATAGCTACTGCAAAATTACTACGAACTGTATCTAATCCTTTTACTTGGATCTTATTTACTTTTCTACCAGCATCATTAATAATATGTAAACCATATCGTTTTTTCACAATAAACAATGCTGTTTTCGCAATAACTTCTTGTTTGATATCAAACTCGTGTTTATCAACATTAAGAAACTTCTTAGAAAAGAAATCATAACTTTGATTCAAATAGTCCTGTACTTCACCACACACTTCCATAATTCTCTGTGTCATCATTGTTTCTGATAGTTTCTCGTTTGGAAATCTATGTTCAATCAATGGTACTGCGGATGCGAAAATAGAGTCTGTGTCGATATAGATAACATAATCCTTATCAGTACCTAACTCTTTATTATAAAAGTGGTTAGTAATCTTCTTACTGAACTTAATCAATGATTGACCTGTAAGTGTGGTTGCTTCAGCATTATCAATATCATAAAATCTAAATACTGGTAAACCCAATACACCATATAATGAGTTTAATAGAATCTTCTGTAGATATTGTCGTCTATCAAAGTATTCTTGTTTTTTAGTATCACCTTGTTCATGAAACTTCTTTACAAGTTTTCTCATCTCTACTCGTTCATTAAACCACTTTGTTAATAGTGCTGGAATCAATCCTTGTCTATCTGTACGATACATTATACCATTACTTGATATACTTATTTTTTGACTTTCTAAATAATCTTTTAATTCTATTTCAGATAATTTACCAACCTCTTTTCCATTCCTATTTTTAACTTGATATGTTTGTTTATGAGATTTTTTTATATATTCATTTGCATTCCAATTTTCAACCTTACCAATCTTGGTTTCGGGTGAAATGTTTAAACTACGAATAACACTTGGATACATTGATGTAATATCTAAATCAAATACCCACTCGTGTCTACCTCGTTGTGGTGATTGTACATAAGCACCTGCAAATTTATCTTCAAGCTTCTTTTTAGGTCTTGGTGGTTTATTGGGTGCCACCACACCAATCTTTTTCAAATAAACTAATATCGCACCCTCAAGATATCTTGAACTCATAAACACATCTTCATATGGTACATGACCAATATGAGCTATACCACGAGCAATATCAATGAAATCCAATTTTTCATCTAATTCCACGAGTATTTGAACATCTCGAATATTATAATTTACAAACTTCTGTAAATCTTTCTCATACAAATCATTAAGTGTTCCATCATACTCAATTTTCTTCATACCAACTTCAACTTCACCAATGTAATCTAAACGATAACTTGATTGTTGGATGGGTGAAAACTTTCTATATAAATGTAAATAGTCCATTTGATTAACTCCAGCAATAGTATACTTTTTCTTGTATTCACTATAAAAAATTTGGCCAATTGGTGATAACATACTTGCTACATCTTTACCCAATACTCTTACTGAACGATTATATAAATAAGGAATATCAAAACTATCACTATTCCACCCACTTAATATTGTTGGTTGTATTTCCGAATATTTTCTATAAAATGAAGTTAACATTTCATACTCTGTAATATAAAACTCAACTATCTGATTATCTTTTGTATAATTCTGAATTTGTTTTTTCTCATCCAACACATACGCAAAATATGTCTTAGTTATCTCGTCATATAATGAAATTGAAGTTATTTTATTTGGAGCTTTCATTGGATCAGGAAATCCCTCTGTAACCTCTACCTCAATATCAAAAAATATTTTTCTATTTCCAATGGATGGTTCATCTGAATCCATATATTGGTCAACTAAAAATCTTGTAGTTTGTGGTACATCACTTTCGTGTAAACCAGGAGTGTTATCTTCCCAATGGAAAATCTTTTTAACTTTATCACCATCAAGTGTAAAGTGTTGTCCTGTTGAATTTTTTATATAAGCGTATTTTTTATATGGGATTATGAGATATCCCTTTTTATCATCCCACAGATGAATTTTCTGCTTTCTCATTTCAAAATATATTGATTGATACAACTATGTAATTCTCCAATTTTTCATATCTGAATATACGAATAAAAACCTATACAAGTCAAGCTTTATTTGCAATAAGTTCTCCGAACTTAATAAAGTGGGGGAAATATATTCCAATCCCCCCCAAACTCTACTTTTTAGAAATTAACACTTAACCCTAAGTTAAAGTATCTTGGTGTACCAAGAAATACTTCAGCATTATGTGCTGAGTGAGTTTTACTCCCATAGCTATTGTATTGACTATGATCTACTGCATCTTGTACATATGTTTCGTCTAATGCGTTAAACACATGAGCAAATAAAGATATGTCATATCCACTAACTGGTAGTAAATATGAAGCATGTAAGTCCACCTTTGAATAAGATGGTGCTTCCCATACTTGTTCTCTGTCTGCATCTTCATCTGAACCATCGTATTCACGAGAATCAGGACTCCAATCACTATAGTTCTTATCATAAGAATTCCATAGTGCTGAAATTACTAATCCCTTTACAGGAAAAATGGTTGCACCAAGTGCATATGAAGTCTGTGGCATATCACCAACATTCAACCCGTCAAGNGCNTATTGATAATCTGTAGTGGTTAAACCAGTTACATTACCATCATCATCATATTCATTTGATTGATACTTTCCATGAGCATCACCATCAAACTTCCAAGTACCAAGACTTACTGCTGCATCTATACGAACCAATTTATGTAGTTGTGTAGAAGCTTCAATCTCAAGTCCTTGATGTTTTTGTTGAATACCTGTTAAGAAAATGACATCAGTATCTCCTGAATCACCTTGTCCTGTGGTTACTGCTTTAGTAAGGTTTCTGTCTTTCCAATCTGTATTGTAAACATTTGCCTTAACAGCAAATCTTTCAGATTCGAAATTGACACCAGCTTCTGAACTAATGAAACTTTCATTATTTGGATCAGAAGCAACCGTACCATCAAAGTAAATCACATTATCCATGATAGGTGGTTTTTCAACATATCCAATGTTAGCAAAAAGACTAACATTATCATCTATGTCGTACATTGCTCCACCTTTGAACTGAGCAGCATAAATAGCATCAGCTTTTATTACTTCATCAGCAACTGAAAAGTGGTCTTGGTAAGAATACTTAATACTTGATAATCCACCCATACCATATAGATTTAGATTATCTTTACTATAATTACCTTGTACAAATCCACCCAACCAATCAACGGTAGTTTCATTGTGATAAGCGATTATATCACCTAACCCAACTCTTTTACCATCTGGTGCGTTATCATCAGCAAAATCCAAATAATAATCTCCACCTAATAAATCACGAACTTCTCGTGCGTGTTCTATACCTGCGGTTCTCCAATCAATACCTACTTGTAACTTAAACTCATCACTAATATCGTAATTAAGTTTAGAAATTACACCATAAGTATTTTGACGATTGATACTATTACGAAGAATACCAACTGATTGATTATTATCAACACCATGTGTTCGTGTAAGAGCTGACTTATCTACATATACTACTGAATCATCTCCAGAATTATATGCTATAAGACTATTCCAATCACGAGTCCAGGGACCACGACCATAATAAAATTTATAGTCATCATCACCAAGATTACCATCAGCATCAAATGTAGGAATCTTACCATAAGTTCCTGTTCCACCACCAGAACCACCTGACCAATAAAAGACTGAACTTAAACTTGTCTTATCATCTATTGTCCAAAAATGATTTAGATTTACTAATGGTTTGTGAAAGTAGTTTTCTCTTTCGTTTAGATAATCACTTGCGTGTCTATCTTGTAGTCCACTATCAAAAAGTCCACCTACACCATACATATACCAGTATTGTTTACCTTTATATGATGGGTCAACTGGTGACCAGTTTTGATTAAACTTATGTCCTACATCTGCGAACTTACCATCTTCACCAAGTGCTTCAGTATCATATCCATCTACACTTGCAGCAAAATCAGCGTCATAAGCACCGATATTCTGTTTGTATAGATTTTGTCCATGTCGCTGTGGAGCACCGATTGCATATAATTCCAATCGATGGTCAGCATTTACTTGATAACTTGAACCAAAATAATATGCCCAAGCGTCTGT